CAGCAGAAGCCACAAACGACTTTCGCCGTCTATGGCGCTTACCCCGCCGGGCAGGAACCGCCATACCATCATTAGGAAGCTGAAGACCCCCTTCAGAATCCACACCATCAAGGCAGACCTTTATACCTCCTGCTGCCACAGGGCGGGGCACACTTTCCTTAACAGGTGAATCCTTCTGAGTTTCCCCCTCAAGGCGCTTATCAACCTGGCAGACCTTTATACCTCCTGCTGCCACAGGGTGGGGCACACTTTCCGTATGAAGAAGTTTTTGGTTAGCCTTTTCAGCCGATGCAGCATGGCGGGTGTGAAGCCCTAACGCCTTGACTGCTTCCTTTCCGGTGACTTTTGGTTTTTCTGATTCTGAAGATAGCGGTACGTCAATATCGTTATCTTTCAGAAACTCAACGGTGATAGCCCCGTAATAGGGCTTCACGGGTGCAGGCAACAGTGTGCCTGACCAATCCTTGTTATCTTTTCTAGAGCTGTTGCATGATTTGCAGGCAACAACCATATCTGCGGGGGTTTCAGCACCCTTGGAGGGGTGCAGATGGTCATAGGTTGCCCCTCGTGCAGATTTCCTGTCTTTCCAATAAACGACACGTCCACACCATCGGCAAGCATCGCCATCTCGAAGGCGAACAGGCACCGTTAGCGCGGGGTTGCGGTTGTCGTTCTTGCGGCGGTTCTCCCAGTCGATTTCTTCCTTTAGCCGCATATGGAATAGTTCAGGATCATCAAGAAGTTTATAAGCCGTATTTCCGTCTTTGGAAATCTCTTCAAAGTACCCGCAAGCGATAGCTGCTTTTATCAGCTCTTCAGCGCGGGTAAAGCCTGCTATGGCGCGAATAGTACCCAATTCGACAATGTAATCAGATTTGTGCGATGCAGACATGGACGCTGCCAGGGCTGCAAAGCCGAAAAGCTCCATTTTTAGGCGTTCATCTGCCTGCGGTAACTCTAATGCCCTGAGAACCACAGGGTGAGACGCTGCTGTGTCTCCAACTCGTAGCCAGGGCATATTTCCTCTTTCAGGGGTGTGTTCGTTCTTTTGGTTCGTTCTTTGTACTTATTAAGGTACACAAGCGGCGCGGTTTTTTCAAATTCACGCGCCGCTTGCGTCCAATATTTCCATTTTAGACTATCGGGTCTGTTCCGATGATGCCTTCAGCGATTGTATCAATCATAACTTGCGAGCTTTCGATAATCTGCGTGCGATTCTTGATTTCGTTTTCTGTAGGCTCTGCCCCCTGCTTTAGCAAGACAATAATATGCCCGCTGAAGTTGAGGTAAATCCGGTTCGCTTCAGACATGGTAATCGGCGACCCGTACAGCGATTCTGCTTTCTTGAGTTTCGCTATATCGGCAATTCCTAGCCCGGCGCTTAGCGGCTCTGGCCGCAATTCCCGCGAGTTAAACTCCTTGAGAATTTGGCGGTACGGCCATTCCTGCCACTCTTCAACAGCTGTTCTCACTTCAGCGTTCGCGCCCGCATCTGATATCAGAGTGAAACTCACAGTTCCTTCGAAGCCCTCTCCCAGCTCAATATCAACAGTGTCTTTCACGTCTTCAGATTCCATAACCTTCACAATGGCAGGAATCCGCTTGAAACTGAAGGCAAAATCTTCTGGAACGCCATCCATTGCCACAACCGGAATGAGCGCGAGCGCGGTTGTTGTTCTGTTTGTTGCGGTTAGGGTTAGTAGTTGTTGGCCGCCGTTGTCTCTGGTTGTGGTTGCGAAGATTAGGGGCTGGTAGCCGTGGGTTTCTTTTTCTTCTTTGGATGGGTTGCGGGCGATTGGTTTTAGGGCTTCGAGTGCGCCTATGAGTCGGTTTGCTGGTACGGTTATTCTCATTTTTGTGTTCTTTCTTGGTTGTGGTGGGTTAGCGTATGGCTGCTAGTTTTGCGCGTAGCGGGTCATGAACCGCATTTTTTAGTGAGTGCCTGTTCGCTTCTTTGAATGCGGTGCTGTAGTCTTCTCCGACGCGTGAGGATGCTGTCTTGCAGTCTTTGCATCCCCATATCCAGCCGTCGTCGTATTCTGTTTTGACTACATAGGTGTGGTGTGATACCCATTCGGTTTTGTTTGGTTCAGGGCGGCTCATAAAACCGTTACGCCATACTTCAGGCTTTTGTACCCATTCGAGCCATGCGAGTACTTTTTCTTTCTCTTCGGGGTGTAGCGAGCGCATTTTTGCGATGCGTTCTTGGAGGGCTGGGAGTTTGACTGCGGTGACTGTTTCGGCTTTGCGCCAATCGTCGAGGGCGGCGTGTGTGTGGGTTTTGATTTTCTTGCGCCCGGCGGCGGGGATTCCGGTTAGGGTATGCCCGTGTCCTGCTTTGCCTAGTAGACGATCAATGTCTTTGGCCGGGATGTACAGGGTTCCTTTGACGAATAGGAAGCGTACACTGTTTTCAAAGTCGCTGTTTACCCATCCGTGGGAGTAGAATTCTTGAACTGCTTCATCGCGGCGGCGTTCACGGAATGCGGGTAAGGTCTGTTCGTTCTTCATTTTTTTGTTTCTCTTTCTTTGGAGGGGTTGCGGGGCGGATTGAGAGAATGGAATGTAATCTATCCAATGCATTTTTTTGTTTCTCTTTCTTTGGATGGGTCGCGTGGGGGGTATACTTCTTCGTTGATGGTGAAGTCGGCGTATACGTATTTTGTCATTCCGTGCCAGATGTATACTTGCTGTTCTTTGTGGTTCACTTCGAGCTGTGCAGGTGTGTTTATGGCTTCAACGATGGCGGATGCGATAGCGTCTGTTCTTTTATAGGGGGTTTCGCTGTTCCATGTGGCTACTGCTTTTGCTTGGATTGCTGGTTTTTCCCAGGGTTTTGTTTGGATGGTGATTTCTGCTGCGTGAGTCATTTTCGTTCCTTCGTTCTTTCTATTCTTTGGTGGTGTGTATTGGGAGCATTGTTGCGTCTAGCAGGTCTGCACGTTGGAACCGTCCAATGAGTTCAGTTAGGCAGTTCATGGCCCCTGCTAGTTCGAATGGTTCAACTTCGTTTACTAGTGCATGTTTGATCGAGCCTAGTAGCTGACTGTTGGTTGCATCGGGGTAGATGCGGGTTCCTTCGTTCTCGTTGTTCATGGTGTGTCCTTTCTTAGCGGTGTGCTGCTTTGGAGCGCCCGGTTAGCCGATCAGTGAATGCGGTCATTGCTGACAGGTTGGCTTTGAATACTTCTGCATCTGAGATTTCAGGTACTCGCTCTAGAGTGTCTGCGATGTGTTGCAAGTGGGATTCTGCGAACCGTAGGTTTCCAGAGGGGCCGCAAGCGCTGCGGCCTCCCAGATGTGGGTACAGACCCTTCGTTGCCCGGTCTCTGAGTGTTCGAGCGGATAGTACGCCGCCTAAGAGTTCAGAGGCTTCTTCAGGGGTGTAGACCTTTTCGCCTATTTTCATGCTGCTACCGGTTCCTTTGCTTTAGCGTGCTTTTCTGCTTTTGCTGCTTTGGCGGTGAGTTCTTCTATTGCCCATTCTTGAGCATGGGTGTTCTCCCAATGCTCTTTAGCTTCCTGTTGCAAGTTTTGAATCTCTTTGCGGGCTTTGGCCATCGAGCCGTGATATGAGGGGAAAATCGTTTTCTCCCACACGCAATGCTTGCAGCTCAACGACATCATGGCGTTAGCTGGTTCGCCATTCGTGCCACGTACAATGTCTTTCTTCTGAGTGAATGCTGATAACAAGGCCTTCTCCCTAGCTGATTTCGAGAACTTCAGATAGATTCGCTTTCCTGCTTCTATCCGTTTGCGGCGGGCTTCAAAAAACCCTTTTAATTCGTCTGGATACTCTGGGCGCGGTTCAGGTCTTAGCTGTGCAGGTAGCGGCTTCCTTGGAGGCTTCGCGGCTAAAAACTCTTCCTTTGTTATGGTCTTACGCTTTAGCCGTGCTACCCATCGCACGCGGCAACTCTCGCAACCTTGCGTCCACTTGCGGCGATCACCGCCGCATTTCGAACAAACATCCCCGATCATAGTTTGATGCTCCTATTCCCAATAGCTGAGTTCATGTAAGCGCGAGAAGATTTAATGTTTTCCACTCGCTTAGCCTCCCAGGCTTTCAATGTCTTCTGCGTGAAAAGCAAGCCTGTACGGTCATCCGTCATAGCGTCTGGCACGAGGCGGTTCTGTACGCGGTTGAACATGCGCTTCACCGTCTGCACCTGGATTCCCAGATGCTCTGCTGCCTGCTCAATCGTTAGCAGGGTTTCCCCTGGATGCTCTGCCTTATACGGAGTCTCAGACGGCAAATGAGCGAACTTGATTGCGTATCCTACAGCCACGGCGCTTGCTCCTTCTTGAACTGTTCCTTCTCTTCAGCACTGTTCCAGTAGCGGTAATCCCACAGAAGAACCGTTGCCACCGTGAAGAATATCGTGCCAAACGTTGCACCGTTCGCAACCACCACACCATTAGCGAGCGCTGAGTATACGGCCCCTGCGGCGCATATAATGGCTAGGATTGCTGTTGCTACTGCGGCGTGGATTTCAAATTTCATTGGTTCGTTCCTTACTTTTCCTTGATGATCTCGATCATCTTTACTAAATGCCCTTCAAGAAGAGTTAGCTTGTAGATTTCTCTTCTCAGGTTGAAAGCCTTATCTTCGAGGTCTTGCTTTTCTTTGATGGCCTCTGAGCATTTGGCGCGGGTTTCCTCAAGCTGTTCTTGCAGAGGCCCTAGAATGTCTTTGCCTGTTTCTTTCATCGCTTATGCCTCGCTTCGTATGATTCGGCGAACCATGTAGCCCTTGTCGTAGGCAGATGCATTTATGGTTGTTCGTACTTGGCCGGGGCCTTTCGTCTGAATTGTTACCTGGAATCCCAGCATCCCTTGTTCCGCATAGTAATTCTCTATTACTGAACCGGGCGCTTCTTTGCCTGCGATGGTGCGAACACGTTCGTAGATTGACTTTGCCATTTCGTTCTTTCCTTAGTTCACTGCTTCGAAATCGTCTTGTGTTACTTCTTTAGCGGTCAGTACCGCTTTCGCGTAGGTTTTGAGTGTTTCCAGAACCTCTTGCTCCATTGATTTTTTGGTTTCTTCGTTCTCAATGGCGGGCATGGCTTGAGCGATTTTGTTCACGCGGTAGCTGACCTCGTTGAATTTTCTGACCGCTTCGCGTGCAGCCTCGCTCATTTCTTTTATGAAGACTATCGGCATTTCTTCCATTTCGTTCTTTCCTTTCTTCTGTACCTGTTTAGGTACGTTGCGGGTATATTTTTTATTCTGGCTGCTCAATGCCTACCCATAGGGCGGTGATTGGCACATCTAGCCAGACGGCGACCTTTGCGAGCTGATCCACCTTCAGAGGGGTTTTCCCGTTCCTTAGGTTTGATGCCTGTTGAGCTGTTACACCTAACAGGGCCGCGAGTTCCTTCACTTTCTTCTTGCGCATTCCCATGTATGCGCGGATAGCTTCAGAGATTCGCTCTGTCACCTGCATATCTTTATTTTTTTTTGCTTCCATGTTTTAGACTATATACCTATTTGGGGACGCTTTGCAAATTTTCCCGTAATAATTATTTGCAATGAGAGTTCTTTAGAGTTATGGTTTAGGTATGGGACAGACAGCAAAACCTAAACCAACCACATTTACAACCGCTGTTCACGCCGCGCTGCGTGATGAAGTCGAAAAGCGCGATTGGTCTTTTCGCCGCCTTGCTGAAGAGTCAGGAATCGGAAAGAACCGCATCTCGCGTACTGTGTCGAGAGACGAAACGCCGCTTGACGTGAACGAGCTTGACTCCATCTGCTCTGCACTAAGAGTTTCACCTCTTAGCATCTTGCGGGCGGCGCAAGACCTCCTTGATACATCTCTATTGGCTACTGCATAAGAAAAAGCCGCCGCTCCTACCGTTGCATATAGGGGCGGCCGCCTCCCCCCCCCGCGCAACACTCACTCAGACGAACCTT